ACCTCGCGCTCGAGAATCGCGCGCGGGTAGATTCTGCCATTCTGGTTTAGAGTATCGGCACGCTGGATCACACCCTTTAGCATGATCTTGCCGCCGTTAATATGCTTTGATTCCTTGATTGCGTTCGGGGTCAAGGAAAGGGGTAGCCACTCTGTTAAAAGTGAAAGAGCGTCCGTCATTTTGTCTCCCTCGATTCTTTGATAAGCTGCGATAGTGTCATAAGCTTGCTCAAGCTGTCATCATCTAGATTCTCAACATCTAGAGACTCAACTTTGCGCTTGACGTCCTTGATATTTTCTTGGATGACCGCATTACTTTCTGACTTCTCGATAAGCGTTAAGCACTGTAAGGATTCTTGCTTGATCCTCTTCGCGCGATCGATCATGTCTTTTGAGGTCGCTCCGTCTGATTTCGTAACGACATAGTCACGAATCAAGGCACGTTGGTCTTCTGTCATCTTGCCTTCGTACTTCTTATTAAACTTCTCATTGAGAATCTTTACGACAAGATTGTCAACGGCATCAGATTTTTGCTCTTCTATGGGAGCAACCACAGGTGCGTTATTATTCTTAAGCTGTTCTAGCAGCTTAGATTCAACCATCAGGGTCTGCGAGAAGTTAGACCTATCACCAAGAACCCATTCATTTATAGCGACCTGGATTGTTGCTAGATCTCTGTAGTTTGGCAAACGCCTGTGATAGAAGTTCGGATCGTTCAAGCCGTGATTGATGTCACGTATAAGCAGCGACTTCTCTTTATCTAGACGAGCCTGATCGAGACGACGGGCAGCCGCCTTTGTCTCTGTTAGAACGACAGCGGCGACAGTCGGATCTGTTATTTTGGTCTTTGCCAATGCATTAAACAGCCGAAATTCCTTGAAGAGCTCAGTGTCTTGGGCAAATCGCTTGGAGATGATGTCCAGCGTCGCTTGTGCCTTGTCCTTCTTATTTTCAACTATGTAAGAAGATACAGCACGAAGCAAAAGCTCGTACACAACTCCTACGTTTCTTTTCTTGTTGTGGTTAAGATTCACTGGGCTGCTCATTCGTCCTCCTCTGGCGTATTCGACGCAGAGATGTTAGTCTTCAAGCTATTAAGTATGCTATTAATTTGCTGCTGATTTATCTCTGTCACGTTTAGATTCCTATCAAAGTAATTTTCAAGGAATTTATCATTGCCGTCCTCATCAATCTTCACCTTGTGGGCATTTTTTAGAGGATTGACTAGATCTTTTTTCTCACCGTACGGGTGCGCTATCGAGTCACGTGGATCTTTCTTATCAACGCCAACCATCGCATTGTGGTCAGACGATGTGTTAGCTCTTGTGCCCTTCCGTCTAGGAGCATTGTGACGCTCTCTCGCTGCGTAATCAGGTCCTGCTGCTGTCTCATCGAGCAGGCCCTTCGACATCACACCAGGTGCGCGCGTAAGTCCGGAAAAAGCTCTAAGCGGTAGACCCTTTAGAGTTGCAATGTGATCAAAGTTTATTGCTGGCTCAAAATCATCTTCATCCAGCTTTGGGAGCCTGTATGTGTTTCTGTCATCACCGGCCGTTACTGGACCCGGAGATGCAAAGTCAAGGTTACCTAGTGGGCTTTCGCCACCTCCTGCGGGCGGTTCACCACCTGGAGGAGGTTCACCCGGAGGTCCGCCTGGAGGAGGCTCGCCACCGGAAGGTGGCGCGGTGCCTTCGGGCTCAGGAAGCTTGACTGCCTCAATCTTGAGAGCCATCTCCTTGTCCTTGATCAGGCCCTTCTCAATTGCCTCGATCTCCTCATCAGGCATCATGAAGATGTTCTTCTTGATCCAGCGCTTGTCGACAAGACCATCGATGCCCGTGGCTGTCTGTGCAATCGTGAACTTTGTCGTGTAAAGCTCGAGCTTTTGTTGCTGTGCAATGGTGGAGGGGTTGGTAAGCTTAAGCTCGAAATCTAGAAGGTCGTGCCCCTCAAATCCATTGCAGTAGAGGTGGACAATTGCGAGCTTGTTGAGCTCTGAAACAATTGTGCGCTGGATTCTATTGATCGATCTAGAGAATCTGATGTCTTCCTGTGAGAGAGTTGCCTTGGCACCGAGACCTTCGTCATATCCAAGATACGCCTTGGGAATCTTTAGAGCAGAAAAGAGCTTCTTCTGGATGTATTGGACGTCTTCGATTGCTGCTGCATTAGTACCTCCCGTCAGGTTCTCGATCTTGGTGCCTGTCTGACCACCTCGAACTGGTAGGAAGTAGTCCTCATCAACTGACATGGGGTTATATCGCAGGTCGACGCGGCCCGTGTTCCTGTCGATGACCTGGTTCTTCTTTAGAGTTGACTGGACCTGCTCCATGTAGTTAGGAATCTCTTCCGGCGGAACGTTACCGACGTCAACGTAGAACACGCGGCGATCTGGTGATCTAACGATTCGATAGACAAGCATCGAATCCTCGATCAAGATGAGCTGGCGCCAGATGCGTCGCGCTGCTTCTAGTACTGAGGTACCGTACGGCAAAAATGCGTCGTTGCCCAAGATCCTAAAATGGCTCACCTGCCAGTTTTGCAGGACCTGGTTGCCTTGTGTAACCCAGCGATAGCGAACAGCGAGAGGATCATTCTTATCGAACCCCTCCTCACGCTCGATCTCGTTGACAGCAATTGGGAAAACGTTGATGACACCGTGCTCAGGAGAGACATCGTTGAACAGGAAGAAGTCACCGTACTTACACATGTTCCTCGCCCAGGAGGTCATGTTGAAGTTGACGTTAAGTGTGTCATAAAAAAGCTCGTTCAAGAGCTTCTGGATCTGTGCATTCTCGGAATAGATGTGAACAATGTTACCCTTTTCATCAGGTGACACTGACTCCTCAGCGTAAATGTCAAGAGCAGATGCTATCTCGGGTGTGTATTCCATCTCCTGGAAGTCAGAGTAGCGTGCCATACGGTCGTATGTTCCGTACGCGCTCATTGCCGTGCTATAGACGTTTGACTGCGTCTTCCTGAAGAGCTCGTACGCTGATGTATTCTGCTCACTAGGCTTGTATTCTTTTACTCTTCGCTTAACGACAGGACCACTCCTGAAGAGAGAGGTCAGCCGATTGAAGATATTATCGTTTTTTGCCATTTTATCCCTTGTAGACCCAACTAAATTCGGGTGGAATGAATGTGCCCATAGCACGTTGGCCGCCTGTGACAAGGTCACGCTTGGCTTGAACGTTTCTGATGTGCTCGTTCCTTATAATACTATTGGCCGCGCCATTGAAGTTATTAGAATTAACTGACATTGCGGCTAACATTGCTTTATTTAGAACGTCAGAGTCGCGTGAATGTTCGGCAGACGCATCATATAGCCAGCATCCGATCGCCATTGACATGACGAGGTCATCATTTTCACCCTTCATGGCAGATGCCTTGTTGTCTTGCCATACGAATGTCTTCAGCTCATCATAAAAACGAGATGAATAGGAGAGTATCTGCTTGTTTCTCAGAAGCTCTTCGAGTTTAGTGAGGATCAAACCCCTGGTCTTGCCGCTTGTGTTGAACCCGGCTGTGTCTGTGTTACCGTGGGGTATATAATCGCCGATATAGACGGCAGTGCTCTTTTGGTAATACATCTTCGGGTAGTTAAGATCACGCAGACGAATGATGGTTGCATACCCAAACGAGTTATTTTCAGGGCACATAAGCGCCTTGTTATACTTTAGACCATACTCGTTGAGCAAGTCACCGAACCTGTCAGGTGCAATCTTACCCTTGTACTCAGCAACGACTTCACCCGTGTGAAGGTCTATGACGTGAAATGAAGAATAATCCTTACCGTCACCACGTGCAACGTCGCCAGAGATCACATACTTGTGCTCTGATAGCGGATACTTCCATATCCACACATTTCGATCCTGCCCGGTCCTCTCAACAGGTGCCTTTATATTGGCGTAGACCCATTTAAGGTCGTCGTCACCTAGAAATGTCTCACCTGATGATGCAAAGTCACACAGAAGCTCTTGTGCCACCTGCCGTGCAGACATATTTCTTGTTTCTTTCTCGAACCACGACTGGTCGCGCTCAGGGTGTACATCCCAATTTAGCTTTATGGCCTTAAACTCGTTAACTCCAGCCTCGGCCTCCTTGTACAGCTTGTAATATTGACCGCCGACACCATTAGGAGTCGACAAGACAATAGCACGACCACCTGTTGATAGCGTGGGGTACAAACCCGTCCAGAGCTCATCAAAGTTTCTAATGAACGCCGCCTCGTCGATGATGAGGAGCGACAATGCCTCAGAACGTCCTGCGTCATCTGATGTTGGGATGGCTTTAATGGATGATCCGTGGCTAAACTCGACCATCTGCTTGTTATTTGCAACCACTTGTGGCAGTACGAGCCAAGGCGGCAAGTTACGAAGCATGGTCTTTGTCTTCTTGATGAAGTTCTGCGCGACCTGTAGCTTCGTAGCAATGATGAGGATGTTCTTATCTTTTTGAAAAAGCGCAAGCCAAACAGCATAAGCCGCAACTAGAGTCGATAGACCTAGCTGACGGCTTTTAACTACAACGGTAAAGCGATTATCAATAAAGTCTGTGACGCAGTCATCTTGAAATGGAAACGTCTTAAATGGCAGCAATCCTTTCGTAGGGTGCTGGATCTTAACGTACGTGTTGAAGAAATAGCTAGGATCCTTGCCGCACCTAATAATCTCTTGCACTTGCCGACTTTTATTTGGAGGTGCGGCTGACATAAATTAGTCTCCTAAGACGAAGACTGTCTTTCTTTTGTAGTAAGCTGTCCTCTTAGGATTGTGCGGTGACATTGAGATGAACTCAACTGAGTCGGATGTTTCTTCTTCCTTGATCTTTAGCGCACGTCCTGCAGCCTTCTTAAACTCGGACTTAAGATCCTTGACCTTGTCATTGATGAGAGACGCTGAGATTCTCTCTTGCTCTCTAACTTGACTTCTGATGTCGATACCCATGACAAGGTTTG